TGAATACTCAACAGAATCTAAGTCTGTAATTGGTTCAGTAAAAGACCTTAAAGTAATTTCTAAGGGTGTTGATTATAAGAAGATTCCAAAATTTGAAAGGATTGTTAGTGAAAGAGGAAAAAATGCAAACGTTGTAGCACTTTCTACATCAATTGCAAGAATTAATGATGTAAGAATTCTTGATATTGGTTATGAGTATCCATCAGACAAAACTCTAAGTCCAGAAGCATTTGTTTCTCCTGTAATTAGGATTGATAATGTAGATAGTATAAAATCTATTGAAGTTGTAGATGGTGGTAATCAGTTCCTATCTGCTCCAGATGTTATTGTTTATGATCCTGAGGCTGATAAAGTTGTAGATGAAACTTCATTAACCGCAGAAACTCCACATCAATCAATTTCTGAAGTTAATATTGTTGCACCTATTCAAGGACTACAATCAGTAACTCATAGAATTGTTACTATTAACAACTCTAATGGTGTTGGAATTAGTTCCATGACTGGTGGTGGAAGTGGAATTGTTACTTGTGTTCTAGAAACTCCAATAAACGGGTTTGTGAACCCACCATTTGCAACTGGAGATGAGATTTTTGTAGAAGGTGTTGAATTATTTGGTGAAGCAGGTATTGGAACACAAACCAATACAAACTCTTCTGGTATTGCTACTGGTGGAGATGGTTATAACTCTGCAAATTATCAGTATAGGTTCTTTATAGTTGATGATTATGTAAATTCAAATCCTGCTATTCTAAAGTATAGTATTGCTGGATTAACAACTAATCCTGGTATTGCTAAGACTTATCAGTCTGGTTATGCAAATATTATTAATAGAAAGAACTATCCTGTATTTGATGTTGTTCAAGAAAGAGGTTTATTACTACTTAATGAAAGTATTCTTGTTAAAGGTACAAATAAGTTTATTGAAAGGGGATTAACAGTAGTAGAATCTAGAGAAGATTTCATTAAAATTGATGGCAATTATCAATTAAGGGTTGGTGATAGAATACAGGGTGCTAATAGTAATGTTAGTGCAACAGTAACTGGTATTACTGGCAATAGAGCTAAATTTAAGGTTGATTATTCCAATAGACAGGATTATGGTTGGTTGGATAATACTGGAAAATTAAATGAAGATTTCCAAGTTATACCAAATAATGATTACTACCAGAATCTATCATACTCAGTTAAGAGTCCAGTTCCTTGGGATGATCTAGTTAACCCTCTTAACAGATTGGTTCACCCATCAGGACTTAAGAATTTCTCTGATGTTGGTATAACATCTTCTGTTGTTGTTGGTATTGGAACTACAATTCAGGCAACTCCAGTTATAGTTGTTGATCTTATGGCTGATAAGAGAGTTGATACAATCAACAACTTTGATTTTGGAAGAGATTATGATGCTAGACCTGAAGTAAATCCAACAAAATCTAAGTTTGCAACATTCCAAAATACAAAATTAACAGACTATACGAAGTGTAAGTCAAACAGAGTTCTAATTCATGATGATATTAGTGGAAGATTCTCAAGTAAAGGATTCCAAGATGTATTTACTGAAGTAGAAGAAATTGATGGTAACTTTACTAAGTATTTGGTACAAATTGTTAATGCAGATACATTAGATGTTCAATTATCAGAAATTGCAGTATTAACAACTACAAATAATGCATTTTTAGTTGAGAAATCATCAGACTTTACAAATATGAAGTTGGGTGATTTTGAGGCAACATCAGATGCATTCCAGAGAAAGGCATTAAACTTCTTACCTACTGATAAGTATGATAGGGATCATGATATTAAGATCCTTAAAACAGAGTTTGTTACTAATGCAATTAAGACTGAATCAACCTCAATAGGGCAGATTGATCTAACTGGTGCTAATGTAAAAGTTGCAATTGGACAAACAGATGCTAATGATAATATTATTGGAGTTACTACAACAATAATAGCACAATTCCCAGAATCAGACTTTAACGGATTCTTTGCTGATGTTCTAGTTCAGGATGATATCACTAAGGAACTTAACTATGGTGAGGTTATAGTAGACTTTGATGGGACTAATATCTTCTATGCAGAAACTTATGTTGATGCATTAAACGTTTCTTATAGTGCATCTAGAGTTGGAGTTCTTACTGCAAGATACGATTCTGGTACAATTTATTTTGAATGTGAAAATGATACGAAGAGGGTAATTAATGCAAGTGCAAATGTTGTTGGTTTAGGTGTAACTATTGATGGTAATGGACCAGTTGGAGTAGGAACATACAGATATGCAGTTCCTGGACAACCTGCAGGTGCTGAGAGAAGTGCTAGATTGGAATCAACCTATCATTCAGGAACTTCAACACCAATATTGATCTCTACAATTGATAAGAGAATTGATAGTTCAGTTAAGACTCTTGTAAGGGTTTCTAGTACTACTGAATCTGCTATACATCAGGCAGTTGTTTTACAGGATGATGGTACTGCAACTACTATACAATACCCATTCACAGGACAATCTAATTCTGGATTAGGTACAATTGGAGCAATTACATCTGGAAATAATATTAATATTAATTTCTATCCTGATGCTTCACAAACAGGTTTAATTGAAGTTCAGGCATATAATGAAGTATTCAATACAATAAATGATTTCCGCAATACTCCATCATCTCTAGTGGTTGGACCTGCAGAGAAGAGTATATTATTATCTGCTTATGATGGTGTAAATGGAAGCAGAGCAAATAAAGTTAATTTTGAATTGGAACATAATGATATTCCAATTTATACTAAAGTATTCAATCCTGCAGATTCAACTCAGTTGAACATGGTAACTGGTGAGTTTACCATACCAGATCATTTCTTTAATGATAATGAGCAATTAACTTATACTCCTGGATCAACATTTGTTGGTGTTGGATCAACTGCAGTATCAATAGGATCTACAACTAATAGTGCTGGTATTACAACTGATATTTTACCAGAAAAAGTATTTGTTAAGGTTTCTAATGAAAATAAATTTAAGTTATTCAGTAGAAAGGAGTATATTTCATCTGGTATTGCAATAACATTTACTGGTGTTGGTGAAGGTAATGCACACCAACTTGATATGACTAAGAAACTATCTAAGACTGTTATTGGTTTAGATGGTATTGTTCAGCAACCAATTTCATTTACTTCAATTGAACATACACTTGATGGTGCTATTGGTGCTGGAACATCTCAGTTTGTTCTTAGTGGAATTAGTTCGGTTCAACCAAGAGATGTATTGAAGATTGAAAATGAATATATGAAGGTTGAGCAAGTAGGATTTGCAAGTGTTTTTGATGGAACTATAAACGATTCTACTGATGTTGCCCTCGGTATTTGTACTCTACCAGTTGTTAGAGTTAATAGAGGAGCTTTGGGTATAGCAGCAACTTCTCACGCTGACACAACCGCTACGAGGGTTCACAGAGGATCCTTCAATATAGTCGATAGTACAGTATGGTTCTTAGATCCACCAAAAGGAAATACTAGAGAAAGAAGGAATGACACAAACTTACCATATGTAAGAGCAGAATTTAGTGGTAGAACCTTCTTAAGAAGCAATTATGACACTAATATGGTGTTTGATGATGTTTCAGATACATTTACTGGAATTGGTAAGACCTATACGATGACTGTTGGTGGTGCTAATACTGAAACTGGTGTTGCTGTTGGAAATGGTATCTTATTCATTAACGGTGTATTCCAGACTCCTCTTACATTAAACAACGCAGGTAATAACTATGAGATAAAAGCAGATTCTACTGCTGGTATTTCTAGCGTTATCTTTACTGGAATATCTTCAGAGAATGGTACTCCTATGCAATCTGATTTTGATATTAATCAGAATCAACTACCAAGAGGTGGATTGATTGTTTCTATGGGTTCTACTCCAGGTATTGGATATGCTCCACTTGTCGGTGCTAAAGTTAAACCTAACCTAAAGAGTAACAGTAATTTATTTGCTGCTGGTTCTATTGATAAGATTACTGGAATAGGTGCATCATCTAAGTATGAAATTGGTATTCAGACTGCTGCTTATGATAACACTACTGGAATCATAACAGTTACAACAAGTTCTGTTCATGGATATGCATTACAGTATCCAACTACAGTTCATCTAAAGCATTTGGAATTTAGATGCCCAACTAATGTTGTTGGAACAGTTGTTACAGGTTCAACAGCATATAATGCCTCTACTGGAGATTTAACCTTACAGATTAATGATCACGGTCTTTCTAATGGAGATGCAATCAAACTTGAAAAAGATTCATTAACATTTACTTGTAATGGTGGTGAAGGTCAACATACATTCGTAAGTGGTGTTCCAAACGCTATTACTCCTAATACTGGTTCTACTAAAACTGCTGCAACTGGTACAACCTATAATCCTGCAACTGGTGAATTGGTATTAGAGATTGGACCTCATACTTTAACTACAAGTAACACTATTGAACTTGCTGACGGTGCTGTTACATTCACCTGTGATATGGATTCTCACGGATCAAATCATTCATACCCTCGTGCTACTGATCCTGCATCTGGTCAAGTTCTTCCAATTATTGGAGTAACTGGAACATCACTTTCAGTTAATGTTGGGCAAGTTACATCAGCAAGTCAGAATAAGACATATCCTCGTGCTACCGATCCTGCTCATGATCAGTACCTATACGTCTCTGACGTAACGACAAATACGTTTAAGGTAAATATCCTACTAGGAACAGCACCAACCTTTACAGGTGCTCACACGTTCGTTTCAGCAACATCTGACGCAGTAAAAACAATTGGTGATGGTGGATATGTTGGTGTTACAACCAACTTCTTCCAAGATCATGAAAGAGGTTTACCTATAGTTGGTATTATATCTGAGAGAACATTTGAAGTTCAAGCAGGTTTAACAACAATTTCACACAACTATCACGGTGGTGGAAGTGTGTATGAATGGTATAACGATCTAACATTTGGTTCTGGATATCGTGATCCAGTTTCTATCGGAGCTACTGATATACAGTTTGTACATAAATTTGTTTCATCAAATACAAATTCAATTACCGCTAATACAGGAACTCAATATACACCTGAGACTGTAGATTATATCTCATCAACTGGAGAATTAATATTAACTCTTGGAAACAATCATGGATTAACTGCTGCAACCACACACGATGTTAATGGTGCAACATATAATCCAACAACTGGTGCGATGACAATCACCGCAGGTGTATTGACTAACGGTCACGGATTCTCTAATGGTGATCTTATAAAGATTGCCGATAATTCAATCACATTTACTTGTACTATGGATAGTAATGGTAGCAACCATACTTATCCTAGACCTTCAGATCCAATAAGTGGTAAGTGGATAGCAATATCAAATGTAACTCAATTTACTTTTGATATTAATGTTGGTGCTTCACCAGAAGTAGCATTCACACCAACCTTTGCTGAATATGATCCTACAACAGGATTAATGGAGATAACAGTTGGTCCTCATACATTAAAACCAGGAACTAGCATCAAACTTGATCAAGAATCAATTAAATTTACTTGTGACCTTGATGATAATACTGCTGAAAAGGCATATCCAAGAGCATCTGATCCTTATCATGATACTGCAATTAATATTCAATCTGTTACTGATACAACTATTACGATTCAAACTTTAGATACAGTACCATCAACACATACTTCAAGACATACTTTCTCTGGTGCAGATGCAAATGCAGTTAAGACGGGTGGTAATTACACACATTCATTTGTTGCAAATCTACCTGTAGCAGTAGATTCTATTAAGAGAGCAACAAACACAGTTACTATTGGAACAGAATCTTTAAGCTTTACTTGTTCTAGAGATAAGCATGTTAGTGTTCATCCATATCCTCGTGCTACTGATCCTGCTGCAGGACAGACATTAGGATTAGATGATGCCACAACTAATACTATTAGTGTTAATGTTGGATCTGGTGGTGGAGGAGGAACTGGTGCATTATTTACCGCTAAGGTTGCAACAAATAAGCATAAGTTTGTAAATTCTATTGGAACTCATACATTTGTAGGAACTAATAAGTGGGATGCTATTACTGTTGGCACTACGAAGAAATCTGTTTCTGCTGCCACATATAATGCAGTAACAGGTGAATTAGAATTAAATATTGGATCTACTACTGGATTATCTGCTGCTACTTCACATCAGGCAGAATCAGGCACTAGTTATAATCCAACTACAGGTGTTATGACCTTGAAGATTACTGGTCATAACTTCTCTAATGGTGACTATGTAAGACTCGATGATGGTGCAGTTACATTTAAATGCCAATATGGTGTAGGTTCAGCACATACGTGGGTTGGTGGAACATCAACTAATGCTATTACAATTACTGCTGGTAGTGTCCAGAAAAATGTAACAAATGCAGTATATGATCCTAATACTGGTCTTTGTGTAATGACTATTGGATCGCATAGTTTTACAACTAGTGATACAGTTACAATTGGTGCTAATAAATTATCCTTTACTTGTACTGCTGACGGTAACGTTAAGACTAAGACATATCCACGTACAACTGATCCTGCATATAATACTGCTATTGCAATAACTGCTGTTGATCAATCTGGTGGTACTATTACTTGTAATGTTGGTGCTGTAAGTGGTAATGCAACAACTGCATATCCTCGTGTTAGTGATCCTATTAGTAATAAGTGGGTTGCAATTTCTAATGTTCAGACAGATACATTTGATATTCAAATATTAGATACAATTCCTTCTACTAATACAGACACACATACATTTGTAAGTGGAGCAGCAGGTTCTATTAAGAGAGCATTAAATACTTTAACAATAAAATCTAAAGCACTTAACTTTACTTGTGATGCTGATGATCATGCAACAGTACACGCTTATCCAAGAACATCTGATCCTGCATATAATAGAGAATTAGGAATTACTGCTGTAACAGGAACTACTGTAACTGTAAATGTTGGTATTCCACCTCAGTATCAGGGAGTTACTGTTTCATATGGATCTACAACAGCAAGTAATGTAACTTACGATCCAACAACTGGTGAATTGGTTGTTATTAGTAACAATCATGGCATTTCTGGTGCATCTTTAACAACACCAACAAATGCATCTTATGTTAAGAATACTGGAAATCTAACTCTAACTAAGGCAAATCACGGTTATTCTGTTGGTGATAAGATTCTAATTGAAGATTATGGGTTAACATTTACCTGTACAAAGGATAATAATCAAACAGAACACAGATATCCAAGACCGACTGATTACGCAAGTGGAAGATGGCTTTCAATTTATGCAGTAACAACTAACACATTTAAAGTTAATGTAAATCCAAGTCCATCATTATCTCAATTTACACATACATTTGTACCTGGTAAAACTGTAACCAACTGTATTCAGAAATCAAATGCTTCTGTTCAAATTACACCAGGATCTTTGGTATTCCAATGTGCTCAAGATGTTTATCAAACAAATCATCTATATCCACGTATAACTGATCCAGCATATCATACAGATTTACCTGTAGGTAGAGTAACAATAAACACTATGAGATTGCAGGTAGGTAAATCTCCTGCTGGAACTGGTGGTGCTTTAGAGTTTACTGTTACTAATCAGGGTTCAAGATATGTTAATCCTGAGGTTTCAACACCAGAACCAATTTACGAAAATATGCCAGTTGTTGGTATTTCTAGATTAGGTATTGGTAAAACAGAAGATACTGGTAGAAATTTACTATTGAATCTTAATGTTACTCCAGCAACAACTAATGTTGGAACTGCTAGAAGCATGTTTGAGATTTCAGAATTTGATGTTGCCAGATCTGGTTACTCATTCGCTGTTGGTGACAAATTAAAACCAATCGGATTAGTAACTGATAAGAGATTGCAGAAACCTTTACAAGAGTTCCAACTAGAAGTTGTATCAACATTTAACGATTTCTTTGCTGCTTGGCAGTTTGGTGAGTTAGATTTCATAGATGATATTTCACCTATGCAAACTGGAACCAGAAAGAGATTCCCACTATTCCGAAATGGACAATTATTAAGTTTTGAAATTGATGAAGAATCTCTACTAGGAGAGCAAATTGATTTAAATGCAGTTCTAGTAATATTTGTAAATGGTGTTATGCAGACTCCTAATGTTGCATACCAATTTGAAGGTGGAACAACATTTACCTTCACAGAAGCACCATCAGTAAAAGATAAAGTTGATGTATTCTTCTATAAGGGACAGGATGGAGTTGATGTTGAGATAGTTAATATTAATGAAACTATCAAGATTGGTGATGATATTCGCATCTTTAAGAATCCTGCATTTACAAATACTATAGATCAGGAGAAGGATAGAATTATTAAGGACATTCTTGGTTCTGATCTTGTAGAAACAACTCTATACAGAGGAAAAGGTATTAATGAGTCTGACTTCAAACCTGTTGATTGGACAAAACAGAAGGAAGATAAGATTATTAAGGGTGAATTAATCTCTAAAGCAAGAGAAATTATTGAACCACAGATTTATCCAACAGCAAAAGTTATTGGTGATGTTAGCCTTACATCAGGAAACTCAGGTATTGGTGGAATATTTGTTGATGATGCAGAAGCATTCTTCTATGAAGATGATGCTAACCCTGCATTAGGAACTGTTGATAGGTATAACGTTAATATTACTGCAGTAGATGCATTATTAATGTCACCTGATAATTCAGTAGCAGCAGCAATTACCGCAACTGTTTCTGCTAAGGGTGATATATCAGGATTCACTATTGTTGAATCTGGTAGTGGTTATGTTGGTTCTGCAGTTACATTATCAATCGCAGCACCAATTGGAGTTGGTATTGGAACAACAGTTAAAAATGAGTATGCACAAGTTGGAGTTTCTACATTTGCAGAAGCAACTGCAAATATTGTAAACGGTAAAGTTGATTCTGTATCAACAGACAATATTGGATTGGGATACACTTATACAAATCCACCACAAGTAATCATCAAAAATCCTCGTTATCAAACAGAGGAAATGACTTCATTTGATAATGTTGAGGGTTATACAGGAATTATTACTGGAATTGCTTCAGTAGAAGGTTCTGGTGGTGCAGGAACCAAGGCACTTAAGTTCTTCTTTACTTCACATAAATCAAATGCTAATAAGTTAGCAGTTGGATATCCACTGTTAATTAAAGATACTACAATAGGAGATGGAGTTACTTCTGTTGATGGGCATGATAATAGCGTAGTTGCTATTGGAACACACTTCCTAGATAACATTTACAAAGTTCATACATTCTCACAACTTAGCGACTTTAGAGCAGAAATTACATGCGATATCTTAAGTTCAACTAACACTACTGGTTTCGCTCAAACTGGTTATTATGATATAACTAACGTTGGATTAACAACTTCGTTAGGAACTTTATCTTGGGGTAGAATATATAATGGGGAAAGATCAACTTCTCCAATTTCTATTGGGGTTACTGGTTTGACAGTTGATTCAGGTTTATCAACTTTCCCAACAATTCAAAGAAGGTATTTTGAAGGTTTAAATTCTGAATTTGGACTAAGAAATACTGGTTCTATCCGAATTGTTAGTGGACTATAAAATTATGTCTATAAATAAAGAAAAAAAGTAGCAACTTAATTTATAATCATGCCAGCAATTGTTACTGATCAGTTTAGAATCTTAAACGCAAGCAATTTTGTCGAATCAGTAGAATCAGAAAAAAATTCATATTATGTTTTTATTGGATTGTCTAATCCAACAGGAACACCATCACCTAGTGTTCAAGTTGGGTATGGAAGATCTAGTGATTGGAATAAAACTAATTCAACACCAAAACCTTTAGATAGTTTCTCTAGTACTGCTCATGTGGGCGATACTATGATGTTTGCTAAGAGAATTGCTTCTGCTAACATAAGAAGAATTATTAGAAGAATAGATTGGACTGCTGGTAAAAGATATGAAATGTATCGTGATGATTATTCAACCGAATCTGGTCAACAGAGTCCTATAAATGATTCTAGTAGATTATATGGTGCAAGTTATTATGTAATGAACTCTGAGTTCAAAGTATATGTTTGCATTTCAAATGGTTCAAGTGGTGATAATCCAACTGGGAATATTTCTCAAGATGAACCAATGTTCACCGATTTAGAACCTTCTAGAGCAGGTACTAGTGGTGATGGTTATATTTGGAAGTATCTTTATACTGTTTCACCTGCAGATATATTAAAGTTTGACTCTACAGAATATATTACTGTTCCTAATGATTGGTCAACTAGTACAGATGCCCAAATTAAAGCTGTTAGAGAGAATGGAAATTCTACTCTAAACAACAATCAAATTAAACACATTTATATTGCTAATGCTGGCGGTAAATATGCTGATGGATTGGGACAAGAAGTTGATATATTAGGTGATGGTGACGGCGGTAAGGCAAGAGTTGATGTAGTAGGTGGTAAAATAACTAATGCTACTGTTAGTTCTGGTGGAAATGGTTATAGTTACGGACTAGTAGATTTGGGTGGATTGCAAGATGCTGCTCATCCATCAAACCAGAGAGCAAAACTTGTTCCTATTATACCTCCATCCTTGGGTCATGGATATGATATTTACAAGGAATTAGGTACTGATAGAATTTTGGTATATGCTAGATTTGACGATTCTACAAAAGATTTCCCATCTGATACTAAATTTGCACAGGTAGGTATTGTTAAGAACCCAACTAAAGTGGGAACAGCAGTAACTTATAGTGATTCTACATTTTCATCAACATCAGCATTCATTTTTGAATCGCTTAGTGGATCAGTTGAACCAAAGGTTGGTGAGCGTATAACACAAGTATTGACAAATGGGCGAATTGCTCAAGGATATGTTGCTTCATATGATGCTGATACTAAAGTGATGAAGTATTTTAGAGATAGATCCCTAAACTATACAAAGGCTACAAATGATCAAACTGATTATGCTGGTATATCAACTTCTGGTGCAATTTATTCCTTTGAAGCATCATCAAATGCAATAAAAGGTGATAGTTCCAACTTCTCTGCAGGTATTAATACCTCATTTAGTGGAATAACAACTAATCCAACTGGAACTAAGTTAATTGATTTGGGAGTTAACTTCTCAAATGGGTTATCCAATTCAGAGATAAATAAAGGATCAGGGGAGATTGTTTACTTAGACAATAGACCTTTGATCGCTCGTAATGAGAGACAAAAAGAAGACGTTAAAATCATCCTGGAATTCTAAAGAAAAATGCCACAAAAGACTAACTTAAATATAAGTCCTTATTATGATGATTTTGATAAGGCAGATAACTTTTATAAGGTACTGTTTAAACCTGGATTTCCAGTTCAAGCTAGAGAACTAACAAGTCTCCAGTCAATATTGCAGAATCAGTTAGAATCTTTTGGAAGTCATATCTTCAAAGAAGGCTCTATGGTTATACCTGGAGCAGTTACCTACGATAGTACATATTTTTCAGTAAAAGTAAATCCAGATCATTTAGGGATTGATATAACAATATATTTGGATGCATTAGTAAACAATAATAATGGAAAAGGTACTAAAGTTAGAGGACAGAAATCTCAAATAGTTGGTACTATCAAGAATTATGTCTTACCACCAGATGAAGGTGTTGATGATATTACTCTTTTTGTAAAGTATAACGAATCTGGAACAAGTTCAATAAGTGAAATGTTCCCTGGTGAGGAAATTTTAACACTTGAAGAAAATATTACTTATGGAAATACTACATTAAATGCTGGTGAAACTATTTTAACAACATTAACAGAAGAACCTTGCACTATTGGATCTTCAGTTGGTATTGATCATGGTGTATATTTTATAAGAGGAGTCTTTGTTAATGTTACTAAAGATGTTGTTATATTAGAACCATATTCAAATAAACCATCATATAGAGTTGGTCTTGAGATATCTGAAACTGTAATTAATGCAAATGACGATTCTTCTCTAAATGATAACGCTAAAGGATTTACTAACTATGCAGCACCAGGTGCAGATAGGTTTAAAATAAGTGTTAAATTAGCGAAAAAAGCACTTTTAGATTTTGAAGATACGAATTTTGTAGAATTAATTCGTGTTACAAATGGCGAAATTAAGAAATTACAAGATACTTCAGTATATTCTGAAATTAAGAAGTATTTTGCTAAGAGAACATATGATGAATCTGGTAACTATGCAGTAAATCCATTTAGAGTTAATATTCAAAATTCTTTGAATGATGAAATCTCCTCAAATGGTTTATATGTAGAAGGACAAAAGACTGATGAAGGTAATGATCCTTCAGAAGATACCATGTGTGTTAAATTGTCTCCAGGTAAGGCATATGTTAGGGGATTTGATGTAACATTACCAGGCACTACAGTTCTAGATGTAGATAAGCCAAGAGATACGAAGACAATAAACAAAGCATCCGTTCCATTTAGAATGGGTAGTTTGGTGAAAGTTAATAATGTTGAAGGTACTCCTTGGATTAATGTTGGTGGATCTACTGCTAATACTATTGCTCTTCACAGTCAAAGAAAAGGTGCTGCTCTTAACCCAACTGCGGGTGCTGGAACAAAAATTGGTGAAGCCCGTGTTTATGCATTTGGACTTTCTGCTGCAGAATATAGCGGAACTGGTTCAGAATGGGATCTTCATCTATATGATGTTCAAACATATACAGTATTAAATATTTCCAATCCTGGAACAATTACAACTACTGCTCCACTTTCTAGTCGTGTTAGAGGACTTAGTAGTGGTGCAATAGGATATGTTGCAGCTCATAATCCAGCAGAAATTTATGTAACGCAAACAACTGGAACATTTATTCAAGGAGAGAAGTTAATATTCAACGAAGAGATAAAAGCAACCAATTGTTCTGTAATTACTGTTACTGCATATACAACAGATGATATTAAATCAGTATTCCAAGATTTCAATGGTTTAACTGGTCTTACAAATACTAGTGATTTTAGTGCAGATACTGTTCTGTATGATAAAGTATTACCCAATTTTTCAATAGTTGATCCATTAACAGTAAGTGGTGCTGCTAATGGTAATAGTGCAACAGCACAATCTCCTAGAAGAAGATTTTCAGGACAAGTTGGAGTAAAAACAGATACTATTGTAGGATATTCTACAGATTTTGGACTTCAAACTTATAATAGAGTTACTTCCATATCTGCAGATGGTACAAGCATGGGACTAGCACCTATCACTAATATTGCTGATGTTAATAGTGGTGAAATTATTGCTGGATTAACTACATCAAATATATTCAGAATTAAGTATCCAAAGATTCTTAATCTTGCTAATTCTGGTTTGTACAGTAGATTGCCTAAGAAGAATGTTTCTTCTGTTGATTTATCAGATTCAACTCTACTTATTAATCGTCAGGTAGCAGAAAGAGAAACATCTGCAAATGGTACATTATCTTTTAGTACTAATGCAGCGTTAGAAGGAACTACAGGTAGTGGTTCAGCGTTTGTTTCTTCTGGTATAGGTAGTGCTTTCTTTGAAACATTTGATGAGGAAAGATATTCTATTCATTATGAAGATGGAAGTACAGAACCTTTAAGTGCAGATCAAGTTTCTATAACAAATGCTGGTAATGATATTGCATTTAGTGGACTATCTGCAAGTACTAAGTGTGTTGTAAATGTAACCTTGAAGAAGGTTGGTTTAAAAACAAGATCTAAAGATTTTGTTAGAAGTCATAAATTAGAAGTAACAAGACAGGTAGGTGTATCTACAAATAGTGGTCTTGTATCAAGTAAGTATTATGGATTGAGAGTTGAAGATAATGAGATTTCATTAAATGTTCCTGATGCTGTAAAAATTCATGCAGTATATGAATCAAAGGATACAAATATACCATCTCTTGATAAATTGACATTTGTTTCTGGATTAGCATTAGATACAAATACAATTATTGGTGAGAAATTTATAGGTAAGAATAGTAGAGCAATCGGTCAAATTGTTAATAGAGTATCTGCAACAGAAATTGAGTATGTGTATTTAAATGATAATACTTTCTCTAAAGGAGAAGCTATTACATTCTATGAATCTAATATTGAAACTAATCTACAAGGTATAACAAATGGTAACTATGTGGATAGAACTGCAAACTATACTTTAGATAAAGGTCATAAGAAACAATATAGCGATTACTCTAAAATTGTCAGGAAGAGAAATTCTTCTCCACCAACAAATAGATTATTGGTTATCTTTGATTATTATAAGACTCAAAGTGCAGAGAGTGCAGATTTATTTACTGCAAATTCTTATAATAAGGATAGATATACTCATGATGTTCCCCATATAGCTTTAGATAGAGGAACTGATATCTTAGACTTTAGACCTAGAGTTAATCCATTTGATCCATCTACAACAACTGATAAATCACCTTTTGATTTTGCTGCTAGAACATTTGAATCAATATCTAAGTATGTTGTTGCTCCAAATGAAACTTCTATTATTGGATATACTTATTACTTACCTAGAATAGACAAATTAGTTATTAATAAATTTGAAGAGGTAAAACTAATTAAGGGTGTTTCTGCAGATAATCCTGCACCACCTACTGAATTAGGACCTTCTATGGAAGTAGCACAAATAACACTTCCACCTTATTTGTATGATCCTGTAAAAGGACCAAACATTAGGTTATATGATAATAGAAGATTTACCATGAGAGATATTGGTAAAATTGAAAAGAGAGTTGCTAACTTAGAAGTAATGACTTCTCTTACTGCATTAGAATTGGATACTAAATCAATACAAGTTACTGATGCTGATGGATTAACCAGATTTAAAACTGGATTTGTAGTAAATGATTTTAAAGATAGAAGTTTCATTAACTTCAATAGAACACAAGGTTCTAGATGTGATGTTGATGTTGTTAATAAAGAATTAATTAGTGCTGTTGATTTCTGGTCATTAAAGGCAGATTTGGCATTCGATCCTTCAATAGATGAGAATTCTTGTGATAGAAGTGCAAATTTAAAATTACTTGATGATAATTGCCAAAAAACTGGAGATCTAATTACATTAAAATATGATGAAGTTGCTAGTGAAATTAAGAATCTTCAAGCAACTCAAGTTGAAAACATTAACCCATTCAACGTTATTGTATTTGCTGGTGCTGTTATTTTAGATCCACCATCAGATAACTGGACTAGAACAATATATGTTGATGATTATAGAACAGAATCTACTGGAGCAACTTGGGCTGAGCAATCAAATGTTGTTTCTGAGAACGCAACAACACAAACAGATGTAGTTGTAACTGAAGTTGAAGTTGATCCAGGATTGGATGATCCAGACAGACATGGATTTTTTGATGGTAATCATACAGATGTTACTACAACTACAACTACAACCACAACTACAACAAAAGAATTAAGCTTTACTAATCAATTAGAAAATGATATTTACCGTGAATTTGATTATGTTGAGAGTATTAAGATTAGTGGTGCAACAGATCCATTCATGCGTTCTAGGAACGTTGCATTTAATGGAAATGGATTAAAACCATTTACTAAGCATTACCATTATCTTGATAGTGGAATTCCTGATGTTTTCCCTAAAGTAATCCAAATTGATATGGTTTCTGGTACTTTTTCCGTATATGAAGATGCAATCATCTTTAAGAATGGTAAGCAGATAGGTAAAGTTAGGGTAATGGCTCCCGAACATAAGTACGGTGATGCAAGTGTAATGGCAGTTCCTATGGGAGAACCAAGTGGAATTAATGTATTAAATGGAAGTGTAGAAACTTATCAAGTTGATATATTTGATAGAACAAGACCTGCTCCATCTGATGCTTATTCATCAACATCAAACCTATTTAATGCTGATGTTGTTTCATTAGCAAATGACGAAACTTACTTTGGATATGTGACAGATGGATGTTCAATTGTTGGAGAATCTAGTGGTGCAACAGCAACAGTAACAAACTCTGCATTAATGTCAGATAATTGGGGTGATATTTTAGGTGCATTCTTCTTTAGAAATGCGAATCAAACACCACAACCACCAGTATTGTTTTATAGTGGAACTAAGACATTTAAGTTAACTGCTACTACTCCAGGAACAGTAACCCTACCAGGAAGTACTGCTCTTGCAAGTGATGCAACAGGAACCTATCATGCAACAGGAACGATCCTTACACAACAAACATCTACAGTTGGAGTTAGAAATCCACCCGAACCTGCACAAAGACCTAATGAGACTACAACTAGTATAAACATTAGTCAAACATCAGAGACTGTAAGAATAGAAGCTCCTTATAGGGATCCTCTAGCACAATCATTCAGAGTTGATGAAACTGGTATGTTCTTAACTTCTGTTGATGTTTACTTTGCAAGTAAAGATCCAGCAGCTAAAGTATTTGTTGAGATTAGAGATGTTGAGTTGGGAACACCAACAAACTTCCTAGTACAGGATTATGGACAAGTTTCATTAAATCCAAGAGATATTACAACATCTATAGATGCTTCTATAGCAACAAATATTAAATTCCCATCACCAGTCTTTTTAGAAGGTGGTAAGGAATATGCAATAGTATTTTTATCTCCAGCATCTGATTTGTATGAGATGTGGGTTTCAACTATGGGTCAGAAGACGGTTAAAACTGCAAATCTACCTGATGTTGAATCTGCTGTTTGTACTAAGCAATATATTGGTGGTAGTTTATTTAAATCACAGAATGGTACAATTTGGACTCCAAGTCAGTATCAAGATTTAACATTCCAATTATATAAAGCGGCGTTTGTAGAGAATGGTACAGTTACTTTCTATAATAGTCCAGTTGAAGCAGGTAATGAAAATACTCAAGCATTACCTGACAACCCAATCAGAACTTTACCTAGAAAATTAAAAGTTAAAGTTTCTGGTCTTGCTGCTGCAGATGCTCCTGTTGGTAGAAAGATGAGTACTGGTCTTCCTACAGATGAAGAAGACGGAAGTATTACTGGTGTAGTTGAAAATGTATTTGCTCCTATTAATACTGGTACACAACCAGAGTTAGTTTATGGTGGTACACAATATCAGTTTACTAACCAATCAGCAGATCCTGATCCTATTGCTAATACTATTCCTATCAAATCAATAAGTGGGGATGGTGCTGGCGCAACTGCAACTATTACTATTGATGGTACTACTGGAGCAGTTAAATTAATTGAAAATATTACTGCTGGTAGTAGATTCGCTCTTGGTGATGTTGTTACTATCGATAACAGTAGTGCTTTGGTTGCAAGAGGTGCTGGTGCTAAATTTGCAATTAAAGCAATTAGTTCTACATTAGATACAATACATCTAACAGATGTTCAAGGTGAAGTATTCAAGCAAGGTCAAAACCTTATTCATTATGGTGCTGCAAATGATACTAGAACTGCAGCAACAGGTGGAACTGTAAGTTCAGATTCTGAAGTTCTTAGTGATCTTAATACAGGTAATGTTCTTGAAGTTGTACAGTACAATCACGGACATCATGGTGCAAATAATGCTGTTAAACTTGAAGGAATCGAACCAGATTCTGTAGCAACTCAAACAACTGCTGATTTAACCTTAGGTGGCACATTAGTATCAGTTGCTTCTACTTCATCATTCGTTAATTTTGCTGGTATCGCAACAGATAGAGGTGATGCTCTAATAGAGAGTGAAATTGTTTCTTATGTTGTAGGAACTGGACAGTTAACACTTGATGGTAGAGGACTTGGTGGTTCTACTGCAATTGGACACAGTACAGGAGTTTCTGTTCAACCATATCAGATAAATGGATTCCCATTAGCTGGTATTAATAGTACTATAAATGTTCCTGCAAATACTACACTTAGATCTGAATCAAATATTGATAACTATTTCTTAGAAATTGATAGGGGAACTGGTCCTAGAGGTAATAATGTTGCTGATAATAAGGCATTAGTATGCTTTACTAGTGAAAAAGCTGTAGGTGGTAAGACTGTGAAAGTATCTCAGAACCATCAATTCAGTACCTTATCCCCACAGTTTAATGTGATTACTCCTGGTAAGGGAACTTTTGTTAATACAGCAGTTAGGACCGTTAGTGGAACTAGTGCTGGTGGATCTGAAGTATCCTTTATAGATCAAGGATTTGAACCAACTATATTAAATGAAACTACTTTCTTCCCAACACCAAGATTAGTAGCATCCAAAACTAATGAATCACTTAGATTAAGTACATTACCTAAGCATAAATCATTAGCATTAAAGGTTGATTTCAAATCAACTGATAGTAATTTATCTCCAGTATTGGATGCAAAATATGCTACTTTTGTTTTAGGTAGAAATAAGATTAATGCTCCAGTATTGGATTATGCTACTGATACAAGATCAAATTCATTAGAAAATGATCCACATGGTTCAATATTCGTATCTAAGAGAGTTAATTTGAAGCAACCAGCAAGTTCATTAAAAGTATTTGTTGGTGCTAATGCACAACCAGAAGCAGACTTTAGAGTATTCTACAGACTATTCAGTGCTGATTCTAGTGAAGTTTCTCAAACATACAGAGCCTTCCCTGGATATAAGAATTTAATAGATACTGATGGTGATGGTTTTGGTGATGATATTATTGATATAGGTTTAAATGATGGTAGAGCAGATGCTCAAGTTAAGAAGAATGGTCAAAATGATTTCTCAGAATATCAGTTTACCATAAATGATTTGGAACAGTTTGATGGATTTGTAATCAAAATAGTGATGTCATCTATAAATGAATGTGTTCCAGTTAGATTAAAAGACTTTAGAGCGATTGCATTAGCGTAATGAGAACTTTTCAAGAATTTCTACAACTATGTGAAGGTGGTCTAGCAAGACAATTGAGTAATGCTAGAACTAAAGATACTGGTCACATCTCTGCTGATCGTGGTGATGATGAGGATGAAAATCGTAGAAAGAGAAGAAGACTTGAATCTAAGTTAGAGAAAAGTGGTATTGGTTATCGTAAGACAACTGGTAGATATCAATATGATGATGGAGTTGAGGGTAGAGAAGTATCTTATTCTGTTACTAAACCTAAAAATATGTCAAGACGTGCGTTTGGTAAGAAGATGAGAGAATATGGTCGTGAAGAAGGTCAGGAATCTGTAATCACTAAGAAACCAGGTAAAAAGGCAAGACTACATTATACTGATAAGAGTAAGAGAAAATCTGAAGGGTTGGGACATGAAAAACCAGGTTCACATCCACAAAAGTATGGAGAAACTGGTGAAAAACGTCAGAGAGGTGACAAATTAAAAGATAAAAAGAACGATAGGAGTATGCACTACGCATGAAAACATTTCAACAATTTCAAGAAGATATTGATGACATCATAAAGGGTGGCATTACTTCATTTATAAACAAAAATAAAAATGTTAAAGTTGGTGATTTTATCAATCCCGATAAAAGAAAGAAAACTATTGACAAGGTGAAAAATAGAGGTAAGAATACCTTAGCAGATACCTTAGGGTCACTTAGTCGAGAATTGAAAAAATAATGAAATCATTTAAACAACTCTTAGAAAAACTCAGTAAAGATGATCGTATAATGCGTCAATATAAGGATATCACTAATCCTAAAAAACCATCTGAAAAGGATTTAATTAACGGACTACCAATACCAAAAGCATGATACCAGTTGAAGGACATAAAAATCTGTTTCGTGATCCAGAAACAGGTGCGATTTTAAATTATGATTCAAATTCATATTCTCATCATATTTCTAAAAGAAATAAAAAACTTGATGAGAAAGCGGAACTGGATGAGATGAAAAAGGATATTGATGAAATCAAGTCTTTGCTTAAAGAGTTAGCTAATCGTAAACATAAATAATAGATAGATTCTTGAATTGCTTAATAAATGGCAGATATTAAGGTCAGAGTAGGGCAAAAAAACGCTGTTAAGGTTATATCTTCACTTGCTGGAGCCCAAGGATTGTCCTTAGCTGAACTTAGTGACGTAAATGCTGCGAACCTACTTAATGGAATGATATTGGTATATAATGGAGCAACCCAAAAATGGGACGCTACACTATCCTTAACACCTGGCTCAGAAGCAAATTTAGACATTAACGGGGGAAATTTTTAAATGGCTAGCATTATCAGGATCAAACGATCCTCTGGTACAGCAAAACCTGCCAGCCTAAATTGGGGTGAAATGGGTTATGTAACTGGTATCGGCAGTTACGGTGGAGTAAATCAATATAAAGATAGAATATTTGTTGGTGACGATGGAAGTAATGTTTTCTCAGTAGGAGGACATTATTATACTTCTATGATGGACCATCAACCAGGTGCTGTTGCTGGTGTTACTAACTCAAGAAATACAGATGGTGGTATCGTTGCTGTTCTTGATGATAACCGAAAAGTTGATCAGTGGAATGTAGATAATCTTAGAATGGATGGTAATACTTTATCATCTACAAATACAGATGGGGATGTTATATTTGCGACTGATGGAACTGGTGAATTTGCTGTTACTGACGATACAGCATTCTCATTTGGTTCTGATAAGGATGTTAAATTTGAATATGATGAAGATGGTAATGATGAGTTAGTAGTATCCAGTCCTACTGGTAAGCAAGTTAAGTTTACTACTCCATTAAATGTAGACACTCAGTCATACTTCGGTAAGGTTAAGATAGAAGATAATATAATTTCTACTGTAAGTGGTGCTGGAGATAAACTGTTTATTGACCCATTTCCCGATGGATTAAGTAATGAAGGTGATGTTATCATCAAAGGTAACTTACAGATTGATGGTACAACAACTTCAGTTAACTCAACCGCAGTAACAGTTAATGATCCAATATTTGTTATTGGTGATGTTACCAGTTCTAGGGTAGTTACTGCTCCTGCCACAACTGGTGTTAGTACAATTACAATTGATTCTGTTGTTGGTATTAATACTGGTGATATTGTAAGTGGTCATGCATCACTTCCAAATGCTGGATTAACAACAGTTACTGAAGTTAATACTACAGGTAAAGTTATTACCATTCAGGGAACAACTACTGCTGGTATTACAACAACTTCAGAATTAACAATAACTCATGCTTACGATACTAATACAGATCGTGGTATAGCATTTAAATATAATACTGGTATTGGAACTGGAAATAACAAAACTGGTTTCTTTGGTTATGTAGATGCTGATACAAATACTGGAAGTAATGCTCCTGCAAGATCTTGGACATACGTTCCAGATGCAGGTACAGCAAGTAATACAGTATCTGGTACTAGAGGATTCCTAGATATTAAAGGAATTTATTATCAGACTGCTGATTATAATGCTAATGGTGCTGTATACTTCGATGAGAATGGATTACAGACCTCAACTAATAATCCAGCTGCTCCTATAGTAACATCTAAGCAGATTCTAACTGCTGTTACTAAGAACACTCTTCCATTACCATCTAACGTAACAGTTACTGCTGGTGATGTTGTTAGGCAAGACACCAGTAATGCTTACGGTGTTGTTGAGTCATCCGTATCTAACGGAAATTCAATTGATCTAATTGGTGTTGAAGGAACCTTTACCAATACTTACAACATTAGAAGAGAAGGGCAAAATGGTTCTATTGAGAATTTATCAGTAATTCCATCATCAGTTTCTGTGATATATACTAATAAGCCTCACTGGTCTTCTACACTTGATGGGGGTACTTTCTAACCTAATAGATCATGCAACAACAAAATAATGGTGACGTTGATGTTAATGTTCTTGTCAGTTTATATAATAATAAATTGGCACAATCATTAAATCAAAATGTACTTTTGGAAGCAAAATTACAAACAATAAAAAATGATTTTGAAGAAGAAACAAAACTCCTTCAACAGGAAATAGTTACTTTACAAGAAGAAATTCAAAAATTGAAAAAGACCAAGAAAACTGATACTTAGAGGAAATGGCAAAACCAGCAAGTAGACAACAATTAATAGATTACTGCTTACGGAAGCTGGGTGCTCCTGTATTAGAAATTAATATTGATGACGATCAAATAGATGATGCAGTTGATGATGCTATTCAACTTTTCAACGAACGTCATTTTGATGGTGTTGAGAGGATGTTTCTTAAGTATAAGATCACTCAAGAGGATCTTGATAGGGGTAGAGCAAAGGATATTGATGGAGTTGGTATTGTAACTACAACAGCAACATCCACAAATATAGCAGGTTACGGAACTACAACAAGTAGTTGGTATGAGACTTCTAATTTCATACAGGTTCCAGATTCTGTAGTTGGTATAGAAAAGATTTTTAAATTTGATACTAGCACCATATCAGGTGGCATGTTTAGTATTAAATATCAGTTATTTTTGAATGATCTTTATAATTTTAATTCAGTTGAATTACTTCAGTATGCTATGGTTAAATCATATCTTGAAGATATTGATTTCCTATTAACAACTGATAAGCAGGTAAGATTTAATAAGAGACAAGATAGATTATATTTGGATATAGATTGGGGTGCAGAATCACTTGATAATTTCTTAGTTCTTGATTGTTACAGAGCATTAGATCCAACATCATTTACTCAAGTTTATAATGATGTATTCTTAAAACAGTATCTCACGGCTCTCATAAAGAGACAGTGGGGACAGAATTTAATCAAATTCCGTGGAGTTAAGTTACCAGGTGGTATAGAACTTAATGGTAGAGAGATTTTTGATGATGCTGAAAGAGAAATAGAAGGTCTAAGGGCAAGGATGGCATCAGAATATGAACTGCCTCCTTATGATTTTGTGGGTTAATGTAACATGGCATTAAATTCATATTTTTTACAAGGTTCTTCTTCTGAGCAGAGATTAACTCAAGATCTTATAAATGAACATCTAAAGATTTACGGTGTAGAAGTAACTTATATTCCAAGAAAGTATGTAAATACAAAATCTATTATAGAGGAAGTTCAATCTTCTAAGTTTGATGATAATTTTGCTATAGAAGCATATGTCAATACCTATGAAGGGTATGGTGGACAAGGTGATGTATTAACTAAATTTGGAATGAGTATAAGAGATGAAGTTACTCTTACAGTTTCAAAAGAAAGATTTGAAGATTTCATAGCACCTTTTATGGCAGGTTTAGATGATGGTCCTGGTGGTAATGAAGAGATTATACTTGCTACTAGACCTAGAGAAGGTGATTTAGTATATTTTCCTTTGGGTGAGAGATTATTTGAAGTTAAGTTTGTAGAACATGAAGATCCATTTTATCAGTTAGGTAAAAACTACGTTTATCAACTTAAATGTGAACTCTTTGAATATGAGGATGAAATTATTGATACTTCTATCGGTGTTATCGATACTCAGGTTCAAGATGATGGTTATATTTCCACATTAACTTTAGTTGGTGTAGGAAGGACTGCTGAAGTAGCAGCATCTATTGGTATTGGATATGTTAGAGAAATCTTCCTTAATAATGATGGTTCTGGATTTACTTCACAACCAACAATAACATTCTCAGATTCTCCATCAAATCAGCCAGCAAGAGCAGTTGGTATTCTAACAACTAGAGCAAACGTTACTTCTATTGAGAAGATCTTATTGACTAGTGCTGGTGGTGGTTACAACACTCCACCAACTATCACAATTTCTGGTGGTGGAGGAGTTGGTGCTGCTGCAACTTGTTCTATCGAAACTGTTTATCAAGGTGTTGTTAACTTTAACGTTGTTGATGGTGGTGTTGGATATGGAACAGAACCTTCAATAGCGGTTACTCAACCTGGTGCTGGAACAACTGCTGTTGGAATAGCATCTATAGGTATGGCAGGGTCAGATCAAGTTCTTAAATCAGTTTATATTGGCGATCCAGGTCGTGGATATACTGCAACACCAAATGTAGTTGTTGCTGGTCCTCCTTCTTTGTCAGGTATTGGTACATTTATCTTTAATGAAATTATAGAAGGATCCAGATCATTTGTACAAGCAAGAGTCAAATCTTGGGATGCTGATACTAATATATTACAGGTAAGTAATGTTGGTATTGGTGGAACTTTAACTGGATTCTATGTTGGTGAGGTTATTAAAGGAAAAACTTCTGGCGCAGAATTTTCACTTGCTTCATATAATTCTGATGATGCTAATGATAAATATAATGATGGAGATGAATTTGAATTTAACGCAGATCAAATCTTAGACTTCACTGAATCAAATCCTTTTGGTAATTTTTAATGTTAGGAACCTATTTTTATCACGAAATAATAAGAAAAACTGTTATCTCTTTTGGAACTCTTTTTAATGAGGTTCATGTTAGACATCAAGATGGTACAGGAAAAGATATTAGCGATATTAAAGTACCTATTTCATATGGTCCTAAGCAGAAATTTTTAGCAAGAATTCAGCAACAACCAGATTTAAACAAGGCTGTTCAAATTTCATTACCTAGAATGTCATTTGAAGTTAATAATATTCAGTATGATCCATCTAGAAAATCGGGTATTTCTCAAACTTTTACAGCACAGGAAGGTACTAAGTTAAAAAAAGTTTTCATGCCAGTTCCATATAATTTGGGATTTGAGTTAAATATTTTAACAAAACTCCAAGATGATTCTATGCAGATCCTGGAACAGATTTTACCATTCTTTCAACCAGGTTTTACTTTAACTATTGATTTGGTTAAACAAATAGGTGAAAAAAGAGATGTTCCAATGGTTCTTGATAGTATTACTTTTTCAGATGATTATGAAGGTAATTTTGAAACCAGAAGAGCATTAATATACACATTAAACTTTACTGCTAAGACTTATATGTTTGGACCTATTGCAGATTCTACAGAGGGTCTCATTCGTAAGGTTCAGGTTGATTACTACTCTGATAGTAATACACAAACAGCAAAACGTATGCAAAGGTATAGTGTAAAAGCAGCAGCGAAGAAAGATTATAATGAAGATACTGTGATTGATCAGTATGATGATCCATTAATTCCACCAGGTGATGATTTTGGATTTACTGAAGAACGTACTTTCTACGGTGATGGAAAGGATTACAGCCCAACTAGAAAAGTAGATCTTTAAATCATGAAAGATAATTATGACAATTTGAATGATACATTCAACACCGAAATAGAAGTTCAGCAAGTTAATGAACCTGTTGGTATCCGAAGAAAGGATGCTGTAACTGATATCGCTGATGATGCTGATAAGGATTATAAGTATGCAAGAGCACAGTTATATTCATTAATAGAGAAGGGACAGGAAACTTTAAATGGAGTTATGGAACTTGCAGGTGAAAGTGCAAGTCCTAGAGCATATGAAGTTGCTGGTCAAGTATTAAAGTCAACTGCAGATATTACAGATAAGTTAGCAGATCTTCAGAAGAAAATGAAAGATTTGGATGAAGATAAACCTAAAGGTCCAAATACTGTTACAAATAACGCATTATTTGTTGGTTCTACAAGTGAATTATCAAAAATGCTAAAGGAAGGTATTCTAAATAATAAAGACGATTAATCCGTTCCATGAATAATATAAGAGTTAAACAGAAACCTCTAAACGATTGGAGATCTGAATTAATAGAAGAATCTAATTGTGATTGTAACTGTGGAGAAGATCCATGTGTAAAATGTGGTGGTAATTGTCACGATCTTGATGAAGGTCTTGCCAGTAAGTTAATTAAGGTTGGTGCTGGTGTTTGGGCTGCTAATAAAGCTGGTAAGTGGATAAAGAAGAAGGGTGATGCAGCACTTGATGATGCAAGAAAGAATATGAAGATAGGTGGAGATAAGAGAAAATCTGATATTGAAAAAGCAACTGGTGTAAAATTAGAACATGTAGAAGGTGGTATAAGTGTTCAGAATGTTGCTGACGGATTAAATTTTACAGAAGTAGAGACGGTAGATATAATTAAACCAGAACCAATTAAAGGTGCTTCTAACTGGCAATTGGAAATGGCAGTTGAATCTTTAATCTCTGAAGGATATAATGATGAGGATATTGTTACTATATTGACAGAAGAATTGCCAAAAATACCACTTGCTCCAATTGTAACTGGTGCTTTTAAAGGTGCATGGAATCTATCAACTAGAGGTGTTAAAGGTGCATATGATTTAGGTAAAGGTGTAAGAAGTGTTGTTAATCGTGGTGCAAAAGATACTAAACTAACGAAAGATATTCTCTCTACTGCTAAAAAATTAAGAAATCCTGATGGTGTATCAATAATTAAAAGTCCAAGTACTAATGCATCAAGTAAAGGTGGTGGTCTATTAAAATCCTTTAAGGGTTTTATGAAGAATGTTAAAGATTCTACTGGTAATCTAGCAAATAGAACTAAAGAAAAATTAACTAGAATTAATAATTCTAGAAAGGCAGAAGTTGTACAAACTGCAAAGGATGTAGATGTATTGGGTGGTGCTGCTACCAACCCATCAACCAAAATTAAACCCATGAAGAATATTACACCTTCTTCTATTGGTGATAAGATAACTGGTGTTACAGGTAAAATGGGAGGCGGTGCAGCTGCTGTTACTGCAGGTATAGTTGCTGGTAGTAAACTTACTAGCAAATCTCCAAGTAAAGTTACACCTGCAGCACCTATAACCAATGATAGTAAAACTGAACAACCTACTAAGAGAGAATTAAGGAATCAGAGAAATGATGCTTTAAGTAGTAAGGAAGGAAGACGTGAAAGAAGAGATGCAAGAGTTAAAAATAAGATTAGTGGTAATAGACCAACAGGAAAAACAAAATGGGTAGGAAAGAATACTACATGGAAGGATAGATATGGTAATGTTATTGCACCAAAAGTAACTGAGGCATTTGGTGGTTATAAAGGTGGTACAATTATAAATCCAAGTGGATCTAGAAATAAATTTGGTTTACCTGATTCTATCAAATCCATACCAGGAGGAATAAAAGAAGTTCCTCTTACACCTTCTCAAAATAGATTATTGGTGAAAAAGGATAAAAAAACAAAGGTAGGTTAAATGAAAATATTAAAAACAAATGAACTTTGGCATAAATAATTAAATAAAGGACAAAAAAGTATCATGTTAATTAAAGTTTTAGCTGCTGAAACTAACCTTGGATCTGCTACGAATGTAGGTACTGCTACTGTAGTTAAGCTTTTGAATAATCAAGGTTCAGCTGATCAAGTCATAAGAAAAGATTCTGGTGGTAGCGTTCTTGGTAGTTTTACTATGGCAGGAAATGAATCTGCTTTTGTAGAAAAGGATCCTACTGATACATTAGAAGGTGGAGCAAATATTTTAGCTGCAAAAGTTGCCTACGCAAACTAATAGTTTCTTTTTATTATGAATCAACAAGAGGTATACTTAGGTAATCCCAACCTGAAGAAGGCGAATACGCCTATAGAATTTTCTCAGGATAATATTCTTGAGTTTTTAAAGTGTAAAGATGATCCTGTATATTTCGCAAGGAAGTATATCAGGATCGTTTCTCTTGATGAGGGATTGGTCCCCTTTAATATGTACGACTTCCAAGAGAAGTTAATTAAAAGATTCCACGAGAATAGATTTAATATCTGTAAGATGCCTCGGCAGACAGGTAAATCTACTACATGTATATCATATCTTCTACACTATGCGGTTTTCAACGATAATGTCAATATTGCTGTTCTGGCGAACAAAGCGTCCACGGCTAGAGATTTACTTGGCAGATTACAACTTGCATATGAAAATTTGCCTAGATGGATGCAACAAGGTATAATATCTTGGAATAAAGGTTCTTTGGAATTAGAAAATGGATCTAAAATATCAGCAAACTCTACTTCTTCCTCTGCTGTTCGTGGTGGATCTTATAATGTCATATTTTTGGATGAGTTCGCATTCATCCCGAATCACATTGCTGATGATTTCTTTGCTTCCGTTTATCCAACTATT